GCCTCGCTGTTTTCTTGGCAATCTTCTTAGGCTGAGAGCTATGCTGCTTGCCCTTCTTTGTGTCTGCCCGTTTCTTCTTTGATGTCGCTGCATACTCTTTGCTAGACAGAGACTTGATTGCTTTCTCTGGCAAGTATCGCTCGCCTGTAGCCTTCTTCCCTTGGGTGCTAGGCTTCCCTGACTTGGTTCGCCACTTCTGTTTTGTCCACTTCTTGAGGGACTTCTGTGACTTCTTGAGAGGCATTACTTGTACCCACCACCGGCATCTTTGTATGCCTTAGCTAGCATCTGGGCTTTACGCGCCGACCATTGACCGGCCTTTCCACCCTTCGTACCCGCTTTGATGCGGTTAAACTGGCGCTTGCGCATCTCTGGTTTAGTATAATTGCCAGCCTCGTTGACGCGAGACTTGCTCTTTTTCTTCTTAACCTTTCCGCCTTTAGCGTATCGTTTAAACATAATCGCCGCTTCTTATCATCTCGGTTACTTCTACAGCGCGGTTGCCAACCTGTTGGCTCCAACGCGAATCCATAAACTCATCGGCTGCAATGTCGAACTGCTCGCGGCTCATTGCTTCAATCGCTTTCACAAATCCGCGCAGTCTTGTCATGCCGAGGTTGAAGCTTATGTCGATCATCGCATCCTGTCGCGCTTCATTTAAAGCCGGAAACCAGAAGTAAGCGTCGGTCAATTCCTGACGGACTCTCGTGATGTCGTTCTCCAGCAAGTAATCTATCTCGTCTTCAGACAGCCCAAGGCCACCGTTCTCGTCAATGTTGCGCCCGACACCTACAGTGATCATATCCTCTGAACACTTGTAAGCATGGCTGCGCACACCCTCATGCCTTCGCAGCATCTCTATTAAATCTTTTGACATCTATTTCTCCCTGCTCACTCCTCTGGTCTTCTCGTAGGATCTCATAGCGCCCAAACCTAACATGCCAGTCATAGTAGTCATCAGCAGTGATGGGTCTATCTCAGGGACTTCTACCCAGATACCCGCAATCGGCGCGATCAGTACATGATACAGAAGACCCAGACTACAGCACCAACCGATGCTAGGACGCCATCCGGCAACGAATAACGACTTATGTGCAGCCTCTACCTTGTTGATTTCCATCTGACCCTTGGCAAGTTCAGCGGCATGGCGCTCTGCAAGCGTACTCAACTCAAAGGCGATACGATTCTTCTCGTCCTTGTCTTCAATAACCTTGTCAAGCAAAGAGGTTGCTGGGCCTATCAGTGATCCTAGTATGCTCATTCCGCTTCCCTGTCTTCTCTACGAAGACGCTCAGTAATCAGCCGTGTTGTCCTGCCAGCCTCTACAAGCGCTGCATATTTCTGTCTATAGTCCTCAAGCTTAGAGTTGTAATTCTTAACTCTGCGCTGACGCTCGGCGCGTGACAGTGTTTGGTCTTTCAGAACCCTACGCCTTGCTGCGAGTACATCATTACGCTCTTTTTCCAGATAAGTTAAGGACAACCTTATTTGTCTAGGGTCTACATTGGTTACGTTTAAACCAATCATACGCATCAATGCTTGACCCATAGTGTCGCCCTCAACACCACTAGCTTTTTTACCCCCGCGCAATGCGGTGTTTAGTTTAGATACCGCACCGTATTCCGTATTCAAAAATCCCGGCAACACATATTGATTAGCTGCCCAAAACATAGCGTCGGTAAGCTTGCCACGCTTATAGAATGGTCGCTCTATGGCGTTTTCTATGTACATAGGATCTGATGGATTGACTATCGGACGCTGTGTAAACGGATCAAGATTCTGTGATGCGCCAAACAACGACCACGCAGGGCCACCAAACATACCCACTAACGAGGTGACATCTTTAACGCTAAAGCCCTGATCTTCCGCTGCTTTTGTGCCTGTTGCAGTCTTAACACCAGCCGCTAGATTTGCTCCGAGGCCAGACAGAGAACCCCAAGGATATAAATAGCTTGTGTCCATAAACTGTAAGCGGCCTTGTGCATCTCTAGCTGGCAACGGTATAAGGCCGGGATTGTTCCTCAAGTAATCAGGCAGTGACTTCTTGACTTGCTCGTACTCATCATCATCTATATCGAACATAGACATAAACAACGATGGCAACGCATAACTAAGGGCGACATATGGCGCAAACTTAGTTGGGTTACGCAATGCAGTCTTTGCCAACACTGGTAGAACTTTGTATTGGAACGTAAGGAATGGGATACCCAAGGGGCTTTGTCGCAACCCACGCACCACTTGCGGGACATCAGAGTAATCAAACAGATACTCTTGAGCCTTTAAGAATGCATCGTCTGCCGAGCCGCCCTGTCGCTCCATTACATCTATAGCTATTGCAGTCTTGCCTACAACTTCAATGCCTTGATATATGTTGCTGGCTTTGTTTGCCAATCGCGTCCATGTATTGAGCTTGAGCCAGCCCAACAGTCCAATGTCTTTTGCATCAACTGACTTTAAGAAATCAAGCATGTCATCAGACATCTGCATAAGCTCTTGATCAGTAAATGATGACTGCTGTACTCCTCGCTTCAACATCTCTGCGAAGTGCTTGGAGTTTTCAAAGTCATTGTTTCTGTACGCAACGATCTCTCTCGCAGCCTCAATCATGCGAGGAAGAACGCGATGGAATGGCACACCTGACAAGTGAATCAGTATGGCGTTACTGAAAGTGTTACGCGCAATGGTCGGTGGGTTGAGCGGAACCTTGATGGTCTTCCAGACAGCCGTGAATTTGCGGCCCTTCGACATAAGATTAACGTATGCCTCGTCGCCCACGTTGAGCATTGCGCCTGACGAAACGACATCATCATAGATCTCTGTTCGCACTAACCGGCCAGCAAGCAGACCATACTCTCTTGTTTTCGGGACGCGCCTGTATTGGTCGCCATATTGCTGGAGAGCAACTGATATATCTTTATTAGGATCAGTTAAGTATTCCGATAGGCCGCGCTCTTCAAACGTGGCTATTACAGCCTGTTCCATTTGATCTGCATCATTGCGGAGTCTTGCTGCTCGCTCTGGCTCTGCTGACTCCAGCGCCGTTGCTATGTCACGCAGCGTCTGCACTTCGTTTATAAGATAAAAGCCGCTGACATTAGATGGCTGTCCGTTCTCATCTGGTGGGCCATACGGAACCAGAAACTGATCGTCATTAGTAGTCCAGTTCTTGTTCTCAGATATAGAGTTCATCCACTCTATAAACTGCAAGTCCCTTACTGGTCGCTGTATGGCGCGAGAAACTAGGAACGCAGGATCAAGCTCATTGATTGCGCCCAACGCCTCTTGTGCTTCTGGATCTAAATCTTTTCTTTGTTTGAGATAGCTGAACTTAGCGTCCCGCTTATCCTCAAGCACATGCTTCAAGTACATACGCGGCAAGTATGACCGCTTGTTCTCAAAGTATGTCTTAGCTGGTAGCAGTCCAGCGTTCATAAGCTCACCACCAAGTCGCTCAATCATGTCCTTAGCTTTAAACGCTGCTGCCGCTGCCCGGTTGTCAAGCGCTTGAAGCTGTTTAAACAGCGCCTCTTCTTGAGCAGGTTCGCCTGTGGTCATGTACTGGTAGATAGTGCTGCGCAAAAGCTCAGTGGATTGTCGATTCTTTGAACCTTTTCGTGTCAGGAACTTGTTGCCAATCTCATCTCTAAGGTATTCAGCGATCTTAGAGGATCGCGCCACAACGCCGAGGTACTCTGCTCGTGACAGGTAAAACTCTCTCTTATCTGGCATTGCCCTTAGTGTATTGAAGAATGGCAAGCTGTTGATGAAGTCTATTCCCCTCTGACGGGCATTCTTAAATACGCCTCTTAGGTCATCGGTGCCTTTGTTTGTAGCCTCTACGCGATCATTTTCTTTACGGGCATAGTATATTTCTGATGCTTCTTGCAATTGATCTGATGAGCGCATGTCATCAGTGATCTCAAATGTGCGTAACTGGTTTCTCTGAGGAGATGTAGTAATTGCGTATCGTTGTGTTACATCCCCAAAATCTTCTGCTGGAAAATCTGGATCTCTCTCCCTGAAAAAATCTTGTGTCGTATCGCCTTCGATCAACGCTCTTTGCAAGGCTTGTGCTTCTGCTGTGCCCTCCCCTATTGGTCGGCTGCGGCTACCAGCAGACGCAGCAGGATCATTGCTAATGTCAACAATCGTTGCTTCTTCAAAAGGAATGACATCGCCCATCCCTGTAAGCGGAGAATCGCCTGTGCCAATATACAAACGCTTGTCTTTATTGGCGCGTTTTATTTCTTCTTTGGCTTTTTTAAACGGCTTACCCGATGTTCCAAACAACCGAGCCATTGCTTCAACAAGCTGCTGCGGCATTTTTTGGTCGTAAATGTTTTCAAACCCACCGCCCACAGGCAAATCAATAGCGCCCGTAGTTCTGTCTCTAGCGTCCCGTATAGCGGGAACATCCAACAAGCTCTCTGATTCTAACTCTTGTGCAGTAAGCCGCTCTCCCGCTTCTTTTCTTGCTTTAAGTTGCTCTAGTTGAGTAATCTTTTCTTGTACAAAAGACACCAAGTTTGGCGCATAAAATCCTGAACTCGTACCCATCTCATCCAATACAAGCTTAGATATGTTCTCTCCGAGCCAATCGTTTACGTTGAGCTTGAGCGCGTTATCAAATGACAACCTAGAATCTTTTTCACCTAGCTCAATAGTGCCCCTGTAAAAACTGCCAGAAAAATACTCGCCTTCATTACTCACGCCTTCTACTGGCTGCGTATATGAAGCAAGAATCTTCTTGGGTATTAACGGGTTCCGCTCTATAAGCGCTTGCGCCATTGACAGAGCAACAACATCCTCGTACAGCGCTTCCGAAGACTCGTCAAATTCTGACTTAATAGCTCTTTCTGCTGCTTCCAGATCAAGATTGAAGAAGCGCAACATAAAATCGCCTTTGACTTGCGGATTGAAAAGATCTTCAACCCGCTCAAAAGCTTGGCTAATTGCCTGATCAGCATACTGAACTTTTTCTTCTTGCTCTAAGAATGCTTCCTGACCAAGGGGCATTCCACCTAAAGCCTGTGCTTGAGGAAAAGATAGGTCTTGATCTATATCTAACTCTACTGGAGTAAGTAACCCTATGTTTTCATTAAGCCGCGCCAAAACGTCTTCTTTGAAAAGAATGATGCCATCCTCTTCCATTTCATCAATTTCTTTGTCGGTAAACCCTAAGTCTTTAGCACCACCAAGTTCGTCTCGGACAACCTCAAATAACACAGAACCATCTGAGTTTCTTGTTTTGGGCCGCATCACCTTTTTAGGCAAGGCGCTCAACACCAAGCCATCAATATGCTCTTTGACGCCGTTACGATAACGCTCTACTTGCATTTCGCTATTTGATATTGCTATTTGATCATAGCCATTTTTAACAGCCATCTTTGTAAGCATATCCATAGCAAATGCTAGGCGTTGATTTTCGTTTTTAAGCGGAAGATCAGGGACTGTTACGCCATAAACTTTATCTTTGTATTCATCAACAGCTTGTCGGACTAGCTGTTTTTCTTCCCTGTTTAAACGGTCAAAGTTGTCTGATGAAATCTGGCCATCGGAATACAAATCACTTGCTGCAAGCGCCTTCATCTGCGTTTGGGCGCTTTGATGAAGATCCGATTGAATCTCCTCCACAACAAGAGCTATATCTCCATTATCCAAAATAATATCTGACACCCTCATATGCATAATCGGGTTTCGTATATCGGGAAAATGTCCGTGATACCAGCCTTCGCCAGCTAATGTGGGAACCGATAAAACAATGTCTCTATAGTTTCGATCTTCAAGCGCGGCGGGGAGTTGGCCTTCAGGAGGTTGTGGTATTTCTCTGCCACCCATCGTTGTGTAAGCATAGTAGAAATTAGGAGCTTCACTTTCTGTTGGGTCTACAGAAACCTCTGAGCCTACACCAGCCTTTGTTAGTGTCGGATCTAAGTTTATTGATTCCGCTTCCTCTTCTGTTGCTTTAAGTTGCTGCCCTTTGTAGCTATTTTCTACAAGGATCTGACCCAATAACTTTTTATCAAATCCCGATTTTGGATCTTTAATTTCCAATGTTAGAGCTTTAATAAGCCCTTTGCGTTGATTATCAGTTGGTTCAGTAAATACGCTTATTTCATTCAGCGCAGACTGAATGCTTTGCGGCAATGCTGGGCCATCAACAGATGGATTAGGGACACTGTCATTCGTTGACAAGTACATCTTGAGCGGCTCAATAACATTCATCGCAAACTTGTTGAGGCGCAAGCTAGTCATTGCCTGATTAGCTACCTGATTAAACGCTTGATTGTTTCTGTCTTCTTGTAACGCAGCGCGATACGCTGTCTCAGAATCTATGCCGGGGCCGCGATCTTCTGATCTTCCGTAAGCAGATCTATCTATTGGCCGTCCATAGATTTGTATTTCAACAATCTGCTCCATGTCAGATACATGGTCTAACAACTCCTGACCTGATACAGCTTTGTCTTGAGGCAAGGTTGCTAAGAATGACGCAAGCCTAGAGTCGTTAAACTCTTCTATCTTCGTGCCTTGGAGTATTCCTGATAGCTGGTCTTTACCCTTATCGTTCTTCTTGATGGTGGCCCACGCTTCTGGCAACGCTTTCTGTGATGCCTTGCTCTGCAACGTGCCAACAAGCCGCGACTTTATCTGCGGCCTAGCTTCTGTTACTGCCGCTGCTGGCCCCTGCTTTATCATGTAAAGCGGTGTAGATGCAGATAGCCCTGTCGCATCAAACTGGCTTGTCGCCTGTGGTAAGCGCTTTCCTACGCGACCTTGTCGTATTTCTTCAAAGACTTGCTCGATCTCAGCAGGTCTACCTTCCCCAGAAAATGCCGCCTTAATCTGTTTAAACAGCTTTGCAATCTTGCTAAATATCCTACGCAATCCGGGGTTAAACTCTTTTGGCACCTTGCCATCTATGTCTAACCCACGATTGTATAGCGCAGAGCCATACGCTATTAGCTCGTTAAGCTTTTGCTCCGGCGTAAGCCCATCAAAAGCGCGACCATACTCTGTTGCGCCCAAGTGATTGGATACAATGCCCTGCAACCTATCTATGTTGGCCGCAAGATCTGCCTTATCTTTATCTGTAAGGTAGTTGTTGTTGTACAGAAAATGCGTGGCTTCGTGGTATGCGCGGTTTTGTGGGTCAAGAAACCCATCAGCTAATGACACCGCCACTATGTTGCCAGCCTGTAATCCCAATGCTTCTTCCATTGGGTATACAACGCCATCAATCTCTACTTCGTTTTGATTTGCTTCGCCGCCCCTGCTAGGCCCATAAAGCTGACTAGCCACCACCAAGTTAGCTTCTGGGGCAATAGAGTTTACTATCGCCTTAACTCGGTTAAAGTCGTTTATATCTAATGGCGCTTTGCTTTTAACAATTCCCGGCCCATCAGGAGTTGCAGTGACCTGAGTTCCTTGTACAACGCCAGTATCTTGAAGCCCTTCCTTGCGTAGAAAATCAATGCCATCAAGATCAGACATTTCGTCTTCTTGATTTGCGGCCTCAATCAGATCTTCATTTGTCTCCAAGGCATCCAGCGCCCCGTTGTGATCTTTTCCTTGCGCCCTTTGTTCGTTGTAGGCTGCTAAAGCCAGCCCTTGTAATGATTGAGATGCAGTTTTTTCGCTTAACAATAATGAATTAACAAATACCGCAACGTCATTTTTTTCTTTAGCGCTTAATGCTTTTTGCTTTTTAGTCTGTAGACGCTTCGCTGGCTTTGCTTCTGGCTCCGCTTCCACTACGACTTCTGGCTCTGCCTCTACTACAACCTCTGGAGTCGCATCAACCTCCGGCGTAGGCACCGGAGCGTCCTCCAATCTTCGCTGTAGCTCATTAGCGCTTACATTAGGCTCGGCTATCTGGGGTACATCAAAGTCCGTTTGATCCCCTTGCTGGGCTGGCTCACCTAACTCTTTAACCTTTTGTCGCACCAACATACCAAGGCTGCGAATTTCTGAGTCAGGAAATCCCGGCGCACCACGACCAAGATACTTGCGTAACTCGCCCATGATCTGATCATCAGCTTTAGATTTGCTTCTAGGGTTGCCGACTATGTACAACGCCTTGTCTAGCTGCGACTCAAAGACAGGCATTACATTTCTGTATCGAGGCTTAGAGTCTTCTACTGTCTTAGATTGAAATGGCTCTTGAGTTGTTTGCGCTTCTGGCGCGTCTTCAACCACTACTTCAGGAGCGGCCTCTACTTCAGGCGCTGCCTCTACCTCTGGAGCAACCTCTGGTTCTGCTGGTACAGCCAACTCTTCATCTTGATCTTCGTCTAATGCCTCTTCAAACGCAGGAGCAGAGCCGTCAACGCCCTCTGTAGTCGGCCCTAACGCCTGTTTAATCTCATCGGCTTCTACTTGCCTTGCTGCTTCATCAGCTACCCGCTGCTGCTCTGCTGCTTCTGCTTTGGCTTTTTGCGCAGCTTTGTAGCCACGCGCTTTGTCTACTAGCTCGCCTCTTTGTTGGCTGTTTAGGTCAGCTAATGACGCGCCTTCTGTTCCAGCAACTTCGTCAATTAATTTAGGCTGCGCTTTTTTAGGCACCTTGCCTTGTTTAAACGCTGCCTTTATTGCCTTGTCTTCAATTTCGCTGTAACGCTCAACATTTTTGTCACCGGCTACTCTGCCAATAACAGTGTCAGTATCGTCCCCAAGAAAACCGCTAATAATTGGATCGCTTGCTTCATCTGCATTTTCCCCCGAATCAATGATTCCAGCCTCTTCATCAGTAAGCTGCTTGTCATTGTTTGCTGTGGGCATGTTGCGCTCACGGCTTGGGTTTCTTCTATCAAGCTCCGCTTCAATTGCTTTTATGTCATAGGCAGTTTTTGCAGTGACTTGAGTGGTGCCATCCTCTCCGATGTTCATTGCTTCTACAGCTTCTAACACGGACAAATTGCCAGCATCTACATCAGCCACAAGCTCTGGCGGCAAGAACGCTCTTAGCTTCGCTTCCTCTAGTTCCTGCGCTGTTAGTGAGCCGACATCACGGCCATCAATCTGGTAGCGAGGAGTAATAAGATCAGCATCTTTGGCAAACGAAAGCCCTTGATCTTCTGAAGGAGTCTGGTTTAGCGGTACATAAACTAGCTCATCATCAATAAGCACCTTGGCATCGTCGCCCTCTGTGCCAATAATCTGACCAGATAACTGGTTACCGTCAGCATCGTATACAGCTATTGCTGTCTCGTTTGTTACCGCGTCTTGTATAAATTCATCATCAAGAGGCGCTAATGGAGTAGAGTCCTGATACTCCTTTGTGATCTCTTTGTCGCTCTTGGGGTAACGAACTTTGCCGCGTGTAAGCAAATCAAATATACCGCCAGCACCCGCACCATAACCAAAGTCAGACAGCATACTTTCGCCAATAGGCATGTCTGGGTTGTAGTTAAGCTTGGCAGCAGTTTCTTGAAGCACACTAGAAAACGCTTCCTGCGCACCCTCGCCTATGCCTGTGGTTCCAGCCTCGCCCAAACGACGGAGTATCTGGCTCTTTGTGGCTCCAGCTATACTATTGGGTATACCTCGCAGCACCATCTCAGGGGCAAGCAATTCAAGAAAACCAATAGGAACACCAAGAGCAACCGCAAGATTACGTTGCCCCACGGTGTAATCATTGCCAGCAGCTTTGTATGCCTCAAGCATGGCGCTTGATTGACCTGCACCGGCAGCGCCAGCAAACGTCCATTTGAGGCCGTTTAAACCCTTAGCTAATCCAAGCGCTCTTCTTGATGCGTCGAGATACTGCGGCCCTCTAGCGGCTAATGCGGTGCCTCTAGCCAATGCTCCAGCCTGACCTAAGCCGGGAAGGGCGAAAGTAAAGATACTTCCAACACCCTCAAAAAGCTTTCCGATCATGCCTTCTTCATTTCCAACATACCGTTTTGCTTCTTGTATGTTCTGGAATACCTCATTAGTTTCTGGGTCTAATGCGTCTTCATATCCAGCAATGTTACTGATCGTGTCTACTATTGAGAACAGACCTTCAGCCATGCTAAGACCTGTTTGCATAGCACCACGAGCTACACCACGAGGAATGGCGTACAGGCTATCGTCTGTGCCTTCAAACAAGCCTGTGCTGCTGGGAGGCGGTTGAGTAGCATATGGGGAATCAAACGCTTGGAATAAATCTAAGGCTGTTGTTGGTTCAGGTATGGGTTGTGGTGGCTGCACAGGTTGCTGCACAACAGGTGCTGGCTGCATTGGCGCACCAGACGCTATATCTAAAAAGCTTCCCTGCTGCGCATCAGGAACACTAATTTGCTGGGGGGCAAGCGACACATTTAGGTCTTGTGGTAGCGCATCGAAACTAGACCGCAAGCCCTGTGGTGGGCCTTGCAGCCTATTAATTAACTGCTGAATCCTTTCTTCTTGTGTAGCCATTAAGGAGTAAGGTTATATGCAAGTATTTTCGGATTTAAGAAACTATTTTTTGGTCGTTGATAGAATTGCTTGTATGCGGCACCTTTATCTTTAGCTGTTGCTAGATCAAAAATATCTTCTGCATATTCATCTAACACTGCCATATCACCTATTGCGCCTTCTGCTTGATGCTTGGCTTGTAGCGCTGCTCGCGCTGCGGCCATTCTTTCTTGCGGGTCAGGTATTTGTTTGGCAAGTCTATTGTACTCTTTGCTTAAATCAGAAACGACACGCCTTAATCCTTTATTGATATTCATCTGTGCGCCACGGACATATTGATTTGCGTAACTATTACCAATGTCGTTGGCCAATACCCTTTGATCTGCGGCAATCTTAGAGTCTTGGTCAACATTGTTTGCAGCTATTCCAAAATCATCTCTATTTTTCGTGGCGGCACGAACATCATCTCTAAACTTGTCGTATTCTTCACGACTGATATTGTTTCTAGCTAAAACGTCAGCTTGGTTGGCTTTCTTAACATCGACATTAAGGCGCATTGCATCGTAGTAACTATCCTGCTGCATCTTTGCAACTTGATTTCTAGCAGTTCTATTAGCTGAAGCAATTGTTGCTTGGAAAGTTTGAGCGTCAGTAATCTTCTTCATTGCGTTTTCTTGTCGTTTAAACGCAGTGTTGGCCTTACCTTGCTCCCTTTGATACTCAGCTAAGGCGTGTGCATAAAGTTCTTTCTGCTCTTCGCCTGTCATCTTGTTCATAACGCCAGCGGCACCAGCCAATCCTTGAGACATTGCCGTAATAAAGTCTGGGCTTTTACTTCCAGCCGCTTGAAAGAATGCTTGGGCCATGCCAAGCGACGTTTGTTTCTTCAAACGATCTTTAATGTTTTGACGGGTAGGCAAGTCTTTTTCTAAATCCGCAAGCCTTTTGACGGAATCATCTACTTGCTTGTTATATTTCGCTTCTCTTTCTTGCAGAGTCGCCAATAACTCACCCTGCAATCCATTAACGGTAACTTGTGAGCTTTGCATTTGCCTTAGAAGCGCGGCATCTTTTGCGTACTGTGGGCTTTGTTCGTATGGAACTACCCCGCTAATTGGGTTGTATAAGGCGTTAAATGGCTGCGTAGCTCCTGCAATAGCAACATCTGGCGACGTAAACGTATCAACTTGGGTGCCAGTAGTCGTACCAGTAGTCGTACCAGTAGTAGCGCCAGTAGTACCGCTAGCCGCAGCGCTTGCTGCGTTACCAAGAATGCTAGAGATAAAGTTTTGTCTTGATGGCATTGTCGCAAGAGTTGTGCCGGGAGGTGCTATTACTCCACTAATAGACCCGCTAGGTTGGGCTGGTGCCGCTGGCGCTGGTGCGGCCATAGGGCCATACCCTTGGGGCAATACTGTTCCTTGTCCTCCCCCCGGAATCAACGCCTGTACTGGCACTTGAGAGCCTACAGGGGAGCGACTTTGTATAGCGCCTTGCGGTAATCCAGATTGACTAAACAGCGTATTCACTGCTTGTTGTCGCGCTTGTTGCAGCGCATTGTCTTTAGCTTGCTGCCTAGTAATTGGGTTAGGCATTGTTGTGCCGCTCATAAGATTTATTGCTTGACTTCTATATGCGTCATCTTCGGCCTTTACTTGAGGGGTATATACATCAGTACCGGCCATAGCTTCTTCATACTGCGACTGCAAATCATCTAGCTGCTGTTGCGATAAATTAAAACCAGAAGGCACCTGTATATTGCCACTAAGAATTGCTTGTGGGTCATACCCAAGGAACTGGCTAAGTGCATCTATGTATTGTTGGTTAACACCAATAGCACCCTGACTACCAGTTTGGAATCGACGTATCAAACCGCCAGCTTGCATTGCAGGAATACCACCTCGCGCTGCAAGCGCAGCCAACTCAGGCGAGATACCTTGAGGCATAGGCGCACTAGGCGCTGTAGGCGCTCCTCTGGCCATTAGAGCCTGTCTACCGGCAGCGGCACCCTGTGCCATAGGTGCAGCTTGCGGGGCTTGTGGGGGCATAGGTTGACCCATAGGAGGCATTTGTGGTGCAGCTTGGCGGTTAGCCATATTGATTAGCTGATCCACTACAGGAGGCATCTGTCCTTGCTGTGGCGTCTGCGCATCTTTGCGTATATCGCTACGGGCTTTCATTTCGCTCGCAGCAATTACACCTTCAATGCCACCAGCTTTTGCAAGCTGTGCCAGCGCTTGATCAGGCAAGTCCTCAGTCCTGTTAGCAATCCTAAGTAGGTTTTCCATTGCCATGTTTAAACGCCTTACGCAGCTAAGTTAGCAGCGCCCATTAAGAAGTTAAGTAGTTGCGCGTTTTGATTCGGAGCAGGGCCGGACGTTGTTTGTGTCTGTCCAGCATATGCAGCAGGGTTCATGCCTCTCAACAAGTTAGAGAAGAATGCTAGCTGTTGCTGCGGATAATCTCGCTGCGCTACAAAGTCTGCGTATTGCTGATCAAGTATTGCTTGCTGATCTGCTCTCTGCTGTGCGCCAAGCGCGTTCAATGCGCCTATTCGCTGTAGATCCAACGCTTGCTCTGCCTTGTCTACGCCAAGTCCTGCTGCTGCGGCAGCGTCTTGTCTGCGTAACGCCTCGGCGTATGCCTTCTGATTTGCCAGTGATGCTCGCAATGACTGATCACCCGCGACCTGTGCCGCTTGCTGTGTAAGTCTGAATGCATCAAGCCCTTGCGCACCCGCCGCTTGTTTTGCAGCTTCACTTAGTCTAAATGCATCAAGCCCCTGCGCTCCTGCTGCCCTATTTGCTTGATCTTGTGCAATCTGTGCTTGCAAGCTTTGCGCTCCCGCTGCTCGCAATGCAGCATCGCCCATCTGCTGAGCTTGAAGCGTCTGAGCGCCTCCTGCTCTTAGGGCTGCATCTGCTAACTGTTGCGCCTGAAGCGTTTGCGCGCCACCGGCTCGTGCCGCCGCGTCTGATGCAATTTGCGCTTGCAAATCTTGCGCCCCAGCAGCCCTAGCTGCCGCATCCGCTAACTGTTGCGCTTGTAATGTCTGAGCGCCTGCGGCTCTAGCCGCTGCATCTTGTAGTTGCTGTGCTTGTAATGTTTGTGCGCCAGCCGCTCTTTGTGAAGCGTCACTTAGTTGGGCTGCGGATAGACTTTGTTGACCAGCAGCACGACGCGCAGCATCTGATGCAATCTGTGCTTGTAAGTCTTGCGCACCAGCAGCCTGACCAAATCTTGCTGTAGCTTCTTGCGCAGTAAGACCAAGCCTTGCAGCTTGTAAATTTGATGCATCACTAAGTTGCTGTACACGCAAATCTCTATCAACGTCAGCAGTAGCAAGACCAACAGCCTTATCAAATGCTGCGGCTCTTTGTTTTGCCTCAAGATCAGCAACGGCCCTATTAGCTTGATCTGCGGCTGTGAGTCTAGCTAACTGACCTCTACTGCCAAATGCTCCAGCGCCACCAGCTTGTGTTCCAGCTAAATCACGTTGAGCTTGCTGTGTATCAAACTGCTCTTGCGCTCTTGCTGCGGAGCGATCCAGCACCTCTTCAAGATATGGATTTTTGTATTGATCAACTCGATCCATTACCTGCTGCGCCTGAAACTCACGAGGATCATAGCTTGAAGTAATGTTTGCTCCCTTAAAGCCTGATGTTATTGCAGCAGGATCGGTGTATGAAGACGTTACCTCCCTACCACTATATCCAGAGCCAAATGTTTGGCTTGCGGGATCATACCCTGACGCAAATGCTTGAGCGTTTGGATTATATCCCGATGCAATTGTTGACCCAGTATATCCAGATCCAAAATCTGATCTTGCTGGCGCATAGCCCCCGCCAAATGTTGATGCTGTTGGGCTATAAGTGCTAGCAATAGTTCCTGCGGTGTATCCAGCAGCATCAGTTGTAGGGGCTGTATATCCAGTAGCGCCTGTTGTAGGCGCGGTATAGCCGCCTGATGCTTCTTTATAGTCTGGGCCTATAGGTTGACCTGTTGTAGGATCTGTTCCTATCTGGCTAGCATAATAGCTTCTAGCAGCCGTCATTCCCGGCAAGCTTCTGCTAGCTAAACTTGTTATCCCTTGAAACGCAGCCTGTTGCTCTGGAGTATACGCAGCAGTACGTTGCCCCTCATACGGGATGTACTCTTGCTGCATAAGGGCATCGCCCGTCTGCAATACTTTTTGCAGATAGGGGTAAAACTCTTCAGGTATATTTGTGTTAGTTACTGTAGTCGATACATTTTGATCGACAGTACCTCCACCGCCACCACTACTACCGCCCATACGCCACCTCCATCAGTGGTTCGTCAACATCTTGCAAGTCACCTTCTTCTGCTTGCTCTGTCAATTTTTCTATTGGCTTAACCATAACAACATACTCTTTAGAAAAGCCATGTCGTTTAAACGCTTTTTCCATACCGGGAGCAGTTGATGTTTCTAGTCCATCAAGGCCAAGAGTTTGTGCAAACTTCTCAACCACATCATATGCTTCCGATGCCCACTCTTTTAGGCGATTGCCACTAAGAGTATTCAAATCTAAATATGTTTTTCTTGGGTATGTATTTACACCGCAAATAAAAAACCCAAGCGCGTTTCCATTTTCTCTTACTATCCACACAAAATATGGAAGCTCTAGTAGTTGATGAAGTATATCCGCAGTCACATAACGCCCATGACTACGTCGCTCTAAGTTTTCTGCATAATGAGCGACCTCACCCCAAACTTTTAAAATATCGTCCTTCTTTATAAGTTCAATATCGAACGCCATGTTTAAACAACCTTAACGGGCTTCCTTAGCATTGCCATAATATCATCTGGCGTTTCTTCTAGCTCTTCTGGTTGCTCCACTGTATCTGTCTTTTCTTTTCTGATATTTGCAATCATTTCATCAAAAAGCTCGCCACCTCTTGTGGTGCTGCCATCGCCTACATGAGCAACGACATCTGCTGGGATTACATATTCATCTCGTGACAACAATACCGGCTCAATACCATCAACAACTGCGGGAACAACATCGTCCATTCCGCCACCACTTCCTACTACCAAACCCTCAAATACAGAACTATCTATATTTAACTCACCACCATTTTGATATTTAGGTAACATGCCGCCAAATGGCTGCTTCATTGGATCTAAATCTTTAGAATTCATAATGTTATCCTGTTAACCCGCCACGCCTCATTCCACCTATTCCGCCTAGAAAATCAAAATTAGGAGTTATAGGAGGGGTAGATAATGATGTTGCAGGAGCCGCTGCTGGCGGAGGTGCAAAGTTTACTGGGGGAGTAAAGCTTACCGGAGGCAAACTAAAGTCCATTGGTGGAGGAGTAGAGCTTACCGGAGGCAAACCAAAATCCATTGGTGGTGGCGTAAAAGCAACTGGTGGCGGAGCAAAATCCATTGGCGGTGGAGCAAAGTCCATAACAGGAGCTACGGGTGCAAAGTCCATAGGAGGGGCTACAGGCGCAAAGTCCATAGCAGGAGCTACGGGTGCGAAGTCCATAACAGGATTTACAGGAGCTACGGGTGTAAAGTCAATCAACGGCTGACCCATCATTTGATCTGTAAAGTCTATGGGAGCAACATCCATAACAGGCATAACGGGGTTAAAGCCACCTATATCATCTTGCGGCAAAATACCAGTTGGTACAAAATTGAAACCTCCTGCCGGATCTATAGCAGGCATACCGCCAACATCAACACCTGCATCTACAAAATCTTGGTCTTGCTGAGCTTTATACTCATCCTCTGTTAAAGGAGCCAAACCATCTCCGGGGCCAAATGTACCAACCTGCATCGGAGGCAAACCATCAGGGCCAGTAGGTAACATATATCCACTTTCTGGATCATACGCACCCGGAACACCTTCCATTATCGCGCCAACAGGAACAAAGTCGCCCATACCATACGGATCTGGCTGACCAGTAGTAAGATCGCTAACTACTCCTTCGCCCATTCCAAAGGTTTCGTTGTATGGAGATCCACCTGTAACTATCTGCGTTGTGCCTGTTTTTACTTGTGTGCCACTACCAGTAGTTGTCCCACCTGTAGTGCCACCTGTAGTGCCACCTGTAGTGCCACCTGTAGTGCCACCTGTAGTGCCACCGCCTGTAGTGCCACCTGTAATACCACCACCTGTACCGCCTGTAGA